TATCACGAAGAACGCAGAGCCAAAGAAGCTGCGCTACGTGAAAGAGAAGAGGCACTCAGGTTGGCTAAGGCTGTTTATGAAGAAAATGAACGCCTAAAAAGCACGGTCAATGCAAGTCAAACTGCGTTGATTGATCAAGCAAAGAAGGTTGTAACCAATGAAATGTCTGAGGCCGAGCGTCTTTATAAGCAAGCTTATGAAAACGGCGATTCAGAATTGTTACTAAAAGCGCAAAAAGAACTTACTTTGGCTGCCATGAAAGCAGAAAAAGTGAATAATTTTGTACCAACCCCTTTACAACCTCGCCAAGAAGTAGTACAACCTAGTTACCCGCAGGCCGCAGATCCAAAAGCAGAGAAATGGCAACGTGCCAATGAATGGTTTGGAAGCGATGAGGAAATGACCAGTTTAGCCCTAGCGGTGCATACAAAACTGGTTAAATCGGGCGTTGACCCGCAAAGTGACGAATACTATCAACGTCTAGATAGCAGAATTCGTCAAGTCTTCCCAGATAAGTTTGAGTCTGAGGAGAACGCTGATACGAGGCAGCGCCCCAAATCAAATGTTGTTGCTTCTGCTTCCAGAAGTGTTGCTCCTAAAAAGATCACCCTTTCTGCATCAGAAGTAAACATTGCCAAAAAACTGGGCATTCCACTGGAACGTTACGCCCGTGAAGTAGCTCAATTAAGGAGAAATAATGTCTGAAGTCCGTACATCACGTGAATCCGAGTCACGTAAAGCATCTTTCCGACCCGAGTCGTGGAGACCACCAGAGATCCTTCCTATGCCTGATCACAGGCCCGGTTGGGTTCACAGATACATTCGTATCAGCATGGTTGGACAAGCAGACCCAGCAAATATTTCTGCCAAGTTCCGTGAAGGATGGGAACCTGTGAAAGCAGAGGAATATCCAGAAATCATGGTTCATGCTACGCAAAGCGGTCAGTTCAAAGGCAATATTGAAGTAGGTGGATTGTTATTGTGCAGAATTCCTGAAGAGTTCATGAAACAGCGGGATGCTTATTACAACTCGCAAAACAAAGCTCAGATGGAATCTGTTGATAACACATTCATGCGACAAAGTGATCCAAGAATGCCTCTCTTCAAAGAGAGAAGTTCAAAGGTTTCATTTGGTTCTAATTCTTAATTTTTTTAGGAGTCCTTAAATGGCTTATCCCGTTATCAATGCCCCTTATGGGCTAAAGCCAGTCAGTGAGTTCGGCGGTTTACCCTATGCAGGGTCAACTCGCATGTATCCCATTGCGACTGGTTATTCAAGCAATTTGTTCTATGGTGACATAGTTCAGTTGTCTGGTGGTACTGTTGTTAAAACAACAATGGATGCTACATCATCTCCCGGTACAGCAGTAGCTGGTACATTGGGCGTATTCCTTGGATGTGAATATGTTAATTCTTCTGGACAAACAGTCCGGGCGCAGTATTGGCCTGCCAGTACAGTCTCTAACTATGCAGTAGCATACGTTGTAGATGATCCCAGAACTGTTTTGAAAGCTGCATTAACTGTTCAAGGTACATCCTTGGCCAACACTGGAACCACAATTGGTTATGCTAACCCTTACTTTGTTGGTACAAACTTGTATGCTGTAACAGGCAACTCAGGTTCTACCACTACAGGTAACTCAGCATTGGCCTTGTCTGGCGGTGTAATCAGCTCAGGTACATCTGGTAACACCCGTGTTACATCAGGTTTGCCTTTCCGTGTTGTTGGTATTGTTCAAGACACAGCATACACAGTCCAAGCTACTGGATCTACATCAGGTTCCAGCTCAACTTTGACTTTGACTGCTGCAAATTCCAATATCAGCCCCGGTATGCAATTGATTGCTCCTAGCGGTACAGGTTCAGCTCAAGGTAACTACATCACAGTTACCAACATCAGCTCAACCACAGTTACTTTGTCTAGCGCAGTAACATTGGCATCTGGTTCAGCACTTTCATTCGTTGGTTACCCTGAAGTATTGGTTGTATGGAACCAAGGCTTCCAAGGTATGACTAACGCCACAGGCGTATAAGGAGTAATTTAAAATGGCAATTTCAAGAGCGCAACTATTAAAAGAACTCCTCCCCGGTCTGAACGCATTGTTCGGTTTGGAGTACGCCCGTTACGGTGAAGAGCATAAAGAAATTTATGAGACTGAAACCTCCGAGCGTTCCTTTGAAGAGGAAACAAAACTGTCCGGATTCTCCGCAGCACCAGTCAAGGCCGAGGGTACAGCCATCAGCTATGACAATGCACAAGAAGCATGGACAACTCGCTATAACCACGAAACCATTGCTTTGGGTTTCTCAATCACTGAAGAAGCGATTGAAGATAACCTGTATGACAGCCTTGCGGCCCGTTATACAAAAGGCTTGGCCCGTGCGATGGCTTACACCAAGCAAGTTAAAGCAGCAGCCGTTTTAAACAACGGATTCAACTCTGCTTATGCTGGCGGTGACGGCGTTCCTTTGTTCTCAACTGCTCACCCCTTGGTGAACGGCGGAACAAACAGCAACACACCCACTACCCAATCTGACTTGAATGAAACCTCTCTTGAGAGCGCAGTCATTCAGATCGCAGCTTGGACAGATGAGCGTGGATTGTTGATCGCTGCAAAACCAAGAAAATTGGTTGTTCCTCCTTCACTCCAGTTCGTAGCAACCCGTTTGCTCGAAACCAAACTGCGTGTTGGAACCAACAACAATGACATCAACGCACTTGAGAACAATGGTTCAATCTCCGAGGGATATTGCATCAACCACTTCTTGACTGACGTTAATGCTTGGTTCTTGACTACAGACGTACCTAACGGTATGAAGCACTTCGAGCGTACACCCCTGCAAAACAGCATGGACGGTGACTTCGATACAGGTAATGTTCGTTACAAAGCTAGAGAGCGTTACTCTTTTGGATGGTCTGATCCACTCGGAATGTTTGGTTCATCAGGTTCATTCTGATAGAAAAAGGGGGCTAAAAACCCCCTTTTTTTATTGACCATGTTTAAACTACATGGTATAAACGAGTTATCTGGGTGTTTAAACCTTACCACCACTGCCCCAGCAGATGATGCAACAATCGGTAAGGTATCTTTTGCATAAGGAGCAATATTATGGGACGTGCAACGTTTGAAGGCCCAATTCTATCGGGCGATAACAGATTTGGCCCACTACGCAATGTAGGCTATTCACAATTGGTTCAGAACTGTGATTTGGACTTGTCCAACACAACATCTGGCTCATCAACATTTTCTGGCGGTTCAGGAAGTTTTGTTAATGCAAACAACATTCCTAACTTGGCTGCAACAGTATTCACACCATCATCTACAGTTTATCCATCTGTAGCTCAAACCATTCCTGCTGATACTGCTACCAACGTATATCGTGGCGCAGTGTTTTATTTGCCAACAGGCGCAGATTTGGATGATGTGTTCCTTGACTTGGGTGCAGTTTGCGCCGTGTCTGGTGGTTCAGCCTCTTTGACATCACAGACATTCTATGTGTCTAACAACTACACAGCCGCTGCTGGTACTGCCGCATATTTCAATACTGCGGTTATTACTTCTCCTGCTGTTGGTCGTCAAGCCTTGTCTACATTTACTGCCACTCAGATTACCAACCAATCTGCAACATCTACTGATATTCTTCAGGCAAATGGTCAACCTAACTTGTCTCAAGTTGTGGTTACTATTGCTTTGGTAGGAACAGCTTTGGATACACGCACTGCGTTGACTGGTAAGCTCAATATCACATTGCGCTATACACAGCCAGACAACAACATCGGTACATTGACAACTTACCCCTACGGTAACTTCGATTAATTAATCTCAATACTAGGAGATTAATCATGATGCAAACCGATATCCTAGCGAGTTTGCCCCTCACTTCGAGTGGGCAAGTTCAGGACATATTGGCTAACAATCTTGGTAGAGTGCGTGTACGGGGTGTGTATATCATCCCGTCTGCCACCGCAGGATCAGTTACCTTTTACGACAATGGTTCTTCTGGAACCAAGCGCATGGCCTTGAATACTGTAGCCTCGGCAACGCAACCCACATACTTGTGGTTTCCTGCTGAAGGTTTGTTATTCAATACCAATGTGTATGCTGCGTTATCAAACGTTGGTTCATTGACCATTTTCTATTCTTAACATCATGGCCAAAAAAGCTCCATCTTTAGCAATTGGTCGTGGTGAAAAGTTACCTGCCTCCAAGGGGGCAGGATTAACCGCTAAAGGCCGTGCCAAGTACAACGCAGCTACAGGCAGTCATCTTAAAGCTCCTCAACCGGAGGGTGGCGCAAGAAAGAAATCTTTTTGCGCTCGCATGTCGGGTGTACCCGGCCCCATGAAGGACAAAAATGGCAAGCCTACTCGCAAAGCGGCTGCTCTTTCAAGATGGAAGTGCTAAATGGAAATGATGATCTGGAATGCCGCTCTCTCCTTTCTTGTCGGAGTTTTAGGATGGGTATTGAGAGAGAAAGCCGCAGAATTGCAGCGGGTAACTATTTTGCTCAATCGTACTCGGGAAGAGATAGCCAAAGAGTATGTGACAAAAGCAGAAGCCCATGCAGATATCAACAGAGTTCTGTCTCGATTGGACAAACTCGATGAGAAGCTTGATCGTTTAATGGAGAAATACCATGCCGTCAACTAGCGCAAAACAACACAGGTTCATGGAAGCGGTGGCTCACAATCCAGCGTTCGCCAAGAAAGCAGGAGTCCCACAAACAGTGGGGCAGGACTTTAGCAAAGCCGATAAAGGCAAAACGTTTAAACAAGGGGGATCTATGGATTCAAAAATGAAAATGTTTGAGAAATCAGGCAAAGATGTTGAGAAAAAGGGCATGAAAGAAGGCTCAAAAGCTGATATGGCTTTAGATAAAAAACAAATGATGATGAAAAAAGGCGGTAAAGCTTTTGCTATGGGCGGAAGCATCAAAGAAGCTCGCATGGAGCCAGCTAAGATGCAAAAAGTCAAAGCAGGCGGAATGCGTCCTCATGGCGAGCATACCATTCAACAAAAAGGTCATACACGTGCAATGATGCCCACAATGAAAGGCAGCACAACAGGTATGAAACGTGGCGGTTCTGCCAAAGCTAAATAAGGAGAAATATTATGAAAATGGATCACATGCCAATTATTCCTCATGGAAAAGCTCCCCATGATCATTCACACAAGATGCCTAAAGAACATCTTAAGATGCATGAAGAAGGTGGACACAAGCATCATTCAGAGCATTACAAAGCCCACTCAGCGGGCCACAAGATGCATGATGACCACGTAGAAGCCATGTGCAAAGGCGGATACTCAAAATAAGGAGCCATCATGGCTAATTTAACCCCTTTAGCATTAGCCACTCTTTATGCCCTTGCAAAGGGCAATAAGGATGAAGATGGCACAGCGCCTGCTCAACAAGCTCCGCAGGCTGCTCCTGCTATGCCTGCGCCTGTGAATATCCAAAGGCCACGCACAGACATGTCTCAAATGTTTGGTGCTACGCAGGATACAGAGGATATGGAGGCAGCTCCTCCTGTTGTTGCTGCGCCATCTAAAAAACCTGTTCCAAGTAAAACTACAACAAAACCAACAGTAAAAACGCAAAGAACACCTAGAGATTACGATTTTGATACAGGTGTTGCTGTAAAAGATTCTGTTGCGACTTATAACAAGCCCGGATTCTTTGATTACGATCCCACAAAAACGGCGCAATATAAATTTGGCGATAAAGAATTACGCAAGAAAATGCTAATCAATGAAGGCATGGATCCTTCTATAGCAGATCAACCCGGAAGAAGAAATCCCCGCACAGGCAGAGAATATGCCAAAGGTGGCTCCGTCAAAGCTTATGCCAAAGGCGGTCAAGTATCTGCTGGTAGGCGTGGTGATGGTATTGCCTCCAAAGGTCACACAAGGGGGAAAATGGTATGATGGCCAGCCGTGGAATGGGCGCTATAAATCCATCTAAAATGCCCAGCAAGAAAATCATCAAAAGGAAAGACAATCCTAATGATGTTGCTGAGTATAAAGAAGGTGGTCACGCCAAGTCCAAGGTGAATGAATCTCATGCTTATACCAAGCCCGGTATGCGTAAATCTTTGTTTGAGTCAATTAAATCTAGGGCAGTTCAAGGCACCGGAGCAGGACAATGGTCAGCCAGAAAAGCGCAGTTATTGGCTAAGAAATACAAAGAAAAAGGCGGTGGATACAAGTGAAAGCGCCTCAGCAATCTCTAAAAGACTGGGGCGATCAGAAATGGCGTACCAAAAGCGGAAAGCCGTCCAGCAAAACGGGGGAAAGGTATCTTCCATCTGCGGCGATTAAGTCATTAAGCCCCGCAGAATATGCGGCGACTACCAGAGCAAAGCGGGCAGGAAAAGCCGCAGGTAAACAATTTGTAGCACAGCCAAAGAATATAGCTAAAAAAACAGCAGGTTTTAGATAATGACAACATCCGGAAAAACGTCTTTTGATCTTGACTTCACGGAAATAGCCGAGGAAGCGTTTGAGCGTGCCGGAAAAGAATTAAGAACAGGTTATGATCTCCGCACAGCCCGCAGATCCATGAACCTATTGACCATTGAGTGGCAAAACCGTGGTTTGGACATGTGGACTTTTGATCAGGGTACGATCACTCTGCAACAGGGTTTAAACACCTACCCGTTGCCCAACGATACAATTGATTTATTGGATCATGTGATCCGGACAAATGCCAATCTTCAGTACAACCAGTCTGACCTGAACATCACCCGTATCAGTATCAGTACCTATGCAACTATCCCTAATAAGTTGATTCAAGCCAGACCCATTCAAGTTTGGGTGCAGAGAGGAGACGGCGTAGTGTCTCCAATCTATGATTCTGCCGATGTACCCATCAAGCTTGCAAGTGCAATAACTGCAACAGATACATCAATTACCTTGACATCGACCGTAGGATTGCCTGCATTTGGTTATGTTTTAATTGGTTCAGAAGATGTTTTCTACAGTTACATCTCTGGCAATACATTGAGCAATTGCTTCCGTGGCCAGAACAATACAACAGCTTCATCTGCCGCAATTAATACACAGGTCTATCTTCACAGATTGCCCGCCGTAACTGTATGGCCAACGCCAGACGGTTCAACCACTTACACATTTGTGTATTGGAGAATGCGTAGAATCCAAAACGCAGGTTCAGGTGTAGAGACTGCGGACATTAATTTTAGATTTTTACCCGCTTTGGTATCAGGTTTAGCTTATTACATAGCCACCAAGATACCGGAGCTTGCTCCAAGATTAGACATGTTAAAGGCACAGTATGATGAACAGTTCAACATTGCGGCTGGTGAAGATCGGGAGAAAGCTGCGGTACGCTTTGTACCTCGTCAGATGTTCATTGGTGGAGGCAGTACATAATGGGAAACAGGTTCGCATCCGGTAAATACTCGATTGCCGAGTGTGATCGGTGTGGGCAGAGGTATAAGCTTTCCCAGTTGAAGTTTGAAGTTATTAAAACCAAGTTATATCAACTCAAGGTTTGCCAAGAATGCTGGGATCCAGATCATCCTCAGCTCCAATTGGGTATGTATCCAGTGGATGATCCGCAAGCGGTAAGACAACCTAGACCTGATATTACATATTTAACTTCTGGTTTAAACGGATTACAATTGAACAACAATGGGTTTGGCGGATACCCTTCAGGGGGTTCAAGAGACACGCAGTGGGGCTGGAATCCAGTCGGTGGGGCCAGTTTAAACGATGCAGGTTTAACACCTAATTATTTAGTTGGCACAACAAGTGTTGGTACAGTAACGATTACATCATCATAGGGGGTCATATGGATCGCAAAGAAGTTAGAGAAATTGCTGACGTAGAAGCAAAAAAAGAAGTTAAGGGTCATGAGAAGCGTATGCACCCCGGCGCAAAGAAATTTGCCAAAGGTGGTAAGACGAATGAAATGATGAAAATGTATGGTCGTGGATTGGCCAAGGTAGCTAATCAAACCAGATCATCTGGTCGTGGAGGTTAATATGGCTAAATATTCACACAAAAGCATGGGTAAAGAAAATGGCCCCGCAGAGGTTTATGCAGAGCCACACACTATGCAAGGCACTAAGCTAGACATCGAAAAGGATGTTGGCTTAGTTTTGAAGATGCCTACCCGTAAAAATTGGGTGCCATTATCTGGCGTATCAATTGGCCACATGGATGAAGTCAAAACAACTGGCATCAAAATTCGTGGCACCGGATGTGCAACTAAAGGCGTAATGGCCAGAGGCCCACAAGCATAATGTTTTACAGTGAACTTGTTACCGCAGTAAACGCCTACGTAGAGAATAACTTCCCTACGGTTGACCTCAATCGAATGATTGAGCAGGCGGAGCAACGTATATACAATACGGTGCAGATTCAAGAACTGCGTAAGAATGTCACTGGAGTGCTAACGCCAAGCAATAAATACTTGGCTGCTCCCAATGATTTTCTTTCAACATATTCACTGGCTATTTATCCTGTCACCGGAACAACTGGGGACTTTCAGTATTTAATTAACAAAGATGTTAACTATATACGGGAAGCTTACCCCAACCCCAACTCAACAGGAATGCCTAAGTATTACGCTATCTTTGGCCCGCAATCTAACAACATGAATGAATTGACATTTATCGTTGGCCCGACACCTGACATTGCCTACAACGCAGAACTCCATTATTTCTATTATCCTGATTCAATAGTACAGGCAGCAATCAGCACAGTCACCATCACCAACGCAGGAAGCGGGTACACCAATGGGACATATTACAACGTTAGTCTTACTGGCGGCACTGGTAATTCTGCTACCGCCACTATTGTGGTGTCTAGTGGGGTTGTTTCCTCTGTAACTATAGTTGGTAATGGCTGTTATTATGCTGTTGGAGATACATTAACTGCATCCATAACGGGCGGATCGGGTTTAGTCATTACAGTCACAGCAATTACCAATGCCAACGGAGAGACTTGGCTGGGTGATAATTTTGACACTGCGCTGATGAATGCAACCCTATATGAGGCCATCACGTATGTAAAAGGTGAGCCAGACATGCAAGCTCTGTACAAAGACCGTTATGTACAGGCAATTGCACTTCTTAAGAACTTGGGTGATGGTAAACAGCGTGGCGATGCTTATCGTGACGGTCAGGTTAGGGTGACAGTAGCATGAGTATTGTTCAAACCCAAACCACTTCGTTCAAGGCGGAGCTTTATCAAGGTGTGCATAACTTGTTGACAGATACCATTTATATTGCCCTGTACAACGGTTTTGCCAGTTTAAACGCAGATACAACCGTTTACACATCAACCAATGAAATAACAGGCACAGGCTACACGGCGGGCGGACATATTGTTACCGGGGCAACAGTTAATACTTATGGCTACACTGCATATGTTAACTTTAACAATGTCATTTGGACAAATTCTAATTTCACCGCCAGATGTGGATTGATGTACAACGTAAGCAAGGGCAACAAGTCTATTTGTGTGATTGATTTTGGATCTGACAAGACAATGTCAAACTTTACAATTACAATGCCCGCAAACACGTACACATCTGCATTAATAAGGAGTTCAAATTGATAGTTACAACGACTAAAGGCGATATGAATGACTCTCTTCTTGAGAAGAAGGAAGGTTCTATCGACAATGAAAACGAATACACAACATGGGTTGAGTATTGGTTAGATGGAGAGCTGGTTCACAGATCAGCTCATGTCACTCTTAAAAAATCCCCTTTCTCAGACTTATTTGCTGCTTCTTTAGCATAAAGGAAATATCATGGCCAATACTCAATCAATGTGTACTTCTTTCTTAGGTGAGTTGTTAAGCGCAACTCATAATTTTAGCTCTGCTAATCCTGCTCATACAGCAAGCACGCCTGATACATTCAAGGCGGCTTTGTATGTGACTACAGCTACAATCAATGCGGCTACAACTGCATATTCTGCAACCAATGAAGTAACTGGAACTGGATATACGGCAGGCGGCATTACAGTCACAAATGCAACCAATCCAACATCTACAAATAGCTCTTCAACGGCTGGCGTAGGTTATTGGACTCCATCTGGTAACTTGGTTTACTCAACAGTTACGCTGACTACTGCATTTGATACTGTGTTGATCTATAACTCAACGCAAGCAAACAAGGCTGTATCCGTTCACACCTTTGGTTCGCAGACCATCACGGCTGGTACATTCACATTGACCATGCCTTCCAATACAACGACAACTGCTTTGCTGCGCTTGTCAACCACCTAATAGGTGAGTTATGGCTGGATGGGGTAGTGGCACTTGGGGTGGTGGCCCGTGGGGGCAGGGATTAACTTCACTCACAGGTGATGATGCTTCAGGTAATGTAGGCACGGTTGGCGTTAATGTCACCATTGCTCTGTCTGGCGTTGGTGG